CCACACCAGGGAGTTCCACTCCGGCAAGTGATCCAGTGGCGTTCACCACCGCCCCCGGCCAGGCCCCGTAAGTCGTCCGCACACTAGCCCGAAGCGCCAGCGAGAGGAAACCCAGTTGGCGGTTCCCACTCGCTGGCGCTTCGGGCTAGTAGCGGGCTCGTTCCGCAGTGCGAACGCAGAGGGGGAGGAGCCACATTCGGACTCTTAAAGTTCAGGAGAAATCAAACGATGGCATTCATCGAGTGGAGTTTCATTTTGGGAGCGGCCCTGTCCGTCGCATTGGCGGCAGGGCCGTGGATGTTCAAGGTGCACGCCAAGCTGGCAGTCATCGCCAGCAAGGTCGTCGATCTGTGCGACAAGCTCGACCGCACGCAAGACGAGCATCGCCGGCTGTGGGAAGTCTGCAGCCGTCACGAATCGCGGCTCGACACCCACGACGTGCAGCTCTCGCACATCGCCGAGCGCTTGCGCGGCGAGTAGCTCGCAAGTCCGCCATGGAATTCGCAACCAGGAACAGGAACCAGGCCCATGCAAGTTCGTGATCGCATCCGCGAGTTTCGCCGCGTCCGCGCCGGATCGCTCCAGCCGCACCCGCGGAATTGGCGCACGCACCCGCCGGCCCAGCAGGAAGCGTTGCGAGGTGTGCTTGCCGAGATCGGCTATGCCGACGCACTGCTCGTCCGCGAACTGCCCGATGGCGCCTTGCAGCTCATCGACGGGCACCTTCGCGCCGAGCTCACGCCCGACGCGCTCGTGCCGGTCCTGATCCTCGACGTGACCGAGGAGGAAGCCCTGAAGCTGCTCGTCACGCTCGATCCGCTCGCCGCCCAGGCCGAAAGCGATGCCCGCCTGTTGCACAGTCTGCTCGAAGATGTGCACACCGAAAGCGCAGCCGTCGCCGCGCTACTCGAGTCGCTCGCTGCCGCCAATCCGCTCGGCAACGCAGTATCACAGCCAACTCCCGACGACCTGTTCGTGCCGGCCAGCTTTCAAGTCGTCGTGCAGTGCGAAGACGAAGACCAGCAGCGCGACGTTTACGAGCGGCTCAAGTCTGAAGGCTATCAGTGCCGCGTTCTTTCTCTGTAAGCACAGCAAGCTGTGAGGTTCGTTATGCCCGTAATCGAAGCCAACGTAAGCTGCCCAGTCCACGATTCGTTCCGCGTGCAGCAAGTGGCCGGCATGTTCGACGTGCCGCTGGAAGAAAAGTCCAGCCGTGCGTTCTCCGTCGAAGTGCCAGGCCTCGACGAACCGTGGCAGATCGGCCTGATCGTCGGTCCCTCGGGCAGCGGCAAGTCGACGATCGCGCGGCACGCCTTTTCCGAATCGCTCGCCGCGGAGCAAACCTGGCCCACGGATCGCGCCGTCGTCGATTGCTTCGGCTCGCTGAACGCCAGGCAAATCACCGGCCTGCTCACCGCCGTCGGCTTCGGTTCGCCGCCCGCCTGGGTGCGGCCTTATCACGTGCTGAGCCGCGGCGAACAGTTCCGCTGCGACCTGGCCCGAGCGCTCGCCGTCGCACTTCAAAGTAAACAATCGAACAAACTGATCGAGGCCAGCGACCATCACTCCCCGCTCGTCGTGTTCGACGAGTTCACCAGCGTGGTCGATCGCAACGTCGCGCAGATCGGCTCGGCCGCCATCGCCAAATCAATTCGCGGCGGACACCTGTCATGCCGGTTCGTGGCGGGCACCTGCCACTACGACGTCGCCGAGTGGCTCGAGCCCGATTGGGTCGTCGACATGCAGCAGGGGACTTGCCTGCGGAGGCGGCTTCGGCGGCCACGCATCGAGCTCGACGTTCACCGCTGCCATCACCGCGTCTGGAAGCTGTTTGCGCCGCATCACTATCTGAGCGCGGCCCTCAATCGCGCGGCCCGCTGTTACACGGCCTTGTGGAACGGCGTTCCGGTGGCGTTTTGTGCGACGCTGGCCGTCATCGGCCGCAAGAACTTCTGGCGGATCTCGCGGATCGTCACGCTCCCCGACTTTCAAGGCGTCGGCATCGGCATGCGCGTGGCCGAGACCGTTTGCCAACTCCACCAGGACGCCGGTTGCCGCATCGCCGTCACGGCCAGTCATCCGTCACTGCTCGCCCATTGCGCCCGCTCGCCGCTCTGGCGGTTGATGCGCGTCAAGCGCAGCGGCTCGAGCAACCCGCGGCGTTTCATTTCCAACTACCGCGCTTCGAGCGGCCGAAGCGTCGTTTCCTTCGAATACATCGGAGCTCGACCGTGAGCGAACGCAATGAACCGGGCCGTCCGCCGGTCCTCGACGACAAGAAGAAAGCCGACATCTGCGCGGTGCTCGCGATGGGCGGTTCGCGCGCCATCGCGGCCACCTTCGTCGGCTGCCATCCCGACACCATCCGCAACACCGAGCAGCGCGACGCGGAGTTCGCCGCGGCCCTCGAAGCGGCCGAATCGAAACACGAAGTCCTGCAGCTCTCTTACATCAACAACGCCGGCAAGGAAGGCCGCTACTGGCGCGCCGCCGCCTGGGTGCTCGAGCATCGTTATCCCACCCGTTACGGCTTGCGCCGCACGAACCTCTACACGTTCGAACAAATGACGCACGTCCTCTCGAACTTTGCCGAAGTCATTCTCGACGAGGTCTCCGACGACGAGCTGCGCCGCCGCATCCTGGCCCGCGTCGATAAATTGAGCGCCGAACTGAGCGCCGGCCTGCAAGCCGCCGCCGCGGGAGGCGACCCATGAACCGTGCCACGCAATCCGTTCTCACTTGGAAACGCGCCGGCATCCCGACGCTCGCCTGGAGCGAACTCGCCTTGCATCTCAAGGCCTGCGTCGCCCGCCGCGTTCGCTGCGAATTGCGCGATCACTTGCCGCTGCTCGATTGGGGACGCCGCTACCTGCCGCACTATTTCCAGAAGCCGCCTTCCGGCATGCACCGCTGGCTGGCCGAGCGCTGCGATGCTATCACCACCGAGCGTGGCACAAAGCTCAACGTCATAGGCCCGCGCGGGGGAGCGAAGAGCACGCTCGGCACATTGACCTACGTGCTTCGCGCCGCGGTCGAAGGCTGGGAACCGTACATCTGGATCATTTCCGACACGCACAATCAGGCCCGCTGCCACCTGGAAAACCTCAAGCTCGAACTCGCCGAGAACGCCGCACTCGCCGCCGACTACCCGCAGGCCACCGGTAAAGGTTCCACCTGGCGCGCGGTCGCCATTCGCTTGCGAAACGGTGTCACCATCGAAGCGTTCGGCACCGGTCAGCGACTCCGCGGCCGCCGCATCGGCGCCAGCCGCCCCTCGCTGATTGTCTGCGATGATTTGCAAAACGATGACCACATGCGCTCCGCCCGAGCTCGCGAAACCTCGCAGCAATGGTTTGAAGGCACGCTCCTCAAGGCCGGCATGCCGCAAACCAACATCATCAACCTGGCCACGGCGCTCCACCGCGACGCGCTGGCGCTCAAGCTCGACCGCACGCCCGGATGGAACTCGCAGGTCTTTCAAGCCATCTGCCGGTGGCCCGAAAAGATGAGCCTGTGGCACGACTGGGAACAGATCTACTGCGACCTCCAGCAAGAAGATGCCAAGGCGGCCGCACGTGCGTTCTATGAGATGCACCAGACCGAAATGGACGCGGGCGCCGAGTTGCTGTGGCCTGAGCTCGAAGACCTCTACACGCTGATGCGGATGCGCGTCGAAGGAGGCCGCACGGCGTTCGAGCGGGAGAAGCAAGGCTCGCCGCTCAGTCCCGACGCCTGCGAATGGCCCGCCGAATACTTCGACGAGCACCTCTGGTTCGACGAGTGGCCCAGCGAGCTGCAGCTCAAAATCATTGCCCTCGATCCGAGCAAAGGACGCGACGCCCGACGCGGCGACTACGCCGCGTTCGTCCTCCTCGGCATCGACCGCTCCGGCGACCTCTACGTCGACGCCGATCTGGCCCGACGACCGACGCCGGAGATCGTCGCCGATGGCGTCGAACTCTGCCGCACGTTCCGTCCCGACGCGTTCGGCGTCGAAAGCAACCAGTTTCAGGAACTCCTCGCCGACGAGTTCGCCGCGGAGTTCCGCCGCCAAGACATCGTCGACATCCACCCCTGGAGCATCGACAACCGCGTCAGTAAAGCCGTCCGCATCCGCCGCCTCGGCCCGTACCTCTCCGGCCGCCGGCTGCGATTCAAAAACAACTCGCCCGGCGCGAAGCTCCTCGTCGAGCAGCTACAAGAGTTCCCCGCCGCCGATCACGACGACGGCCCCGATGCCCTCGAGATGGCAATCCGCCTCGCCGGCGAACTACTTCACGGAACCGCCCCGGGGGATAACCTCGGCGACCATTTGCCGCTGGGAGTGTGAGAGATGAAAGCGATGTCGAATGGCGGGGTGGAAGAAACGCAAAGACGCAAAGGTGCAAAGACGCAGGAAGAGAAAAATGAAAGTCGGGGAAGAGATACGAAAAGCGCCTACGCGGCGAGCGGTCGCGAGCCGCGACAGGCGATTACAGCTACCGCTGCGTTTGGGTTTCAAATATTGCGGCAGCAATAGTCGCCCGTGGCGGCACGCCACCGCCCGCCGCGTAGGCGCTCTTCGTTTCATTTTCTAATCCTCTTTTTCTTACCTTCCTTTTTCTATTTCCTCTGTAAGGATCAATACCAATGAACGGTTTAACAGAAGATGACACGGTGCGCCGGCTCAATCGCCGCCTCACCGAGGCCTGGCAAAGTCTCTGGGATAGTTTTGTCGACCCGCGGGAGGCGATCTCGGACGGCGGGTCGGATTGGATCGCGTTTGGGTCGCAGGTGGGCGCTGGCGGGGCGGCATCGATTCCCTTTGGCAACGAGCAGGAGCTGGGCGAGATTCGAGCCCAGTGCCGAAATCTGGCGCTCGGTAACGAGTTCGCGATCAACGGCCACGAGAATCGCATCAGCTTTCTCGTCGGCCCAGGGCATACGTACCGCGCGACTCTGAAAAAGAATGCCAATGCCTCGCAGCAAGCAACTGAGAACGACTCGGAATTAACAAACCAGACCCAGGCCGTGCTCGACGCCTTCATCGCCGAGAACCACTGGCAGCGGCGGCAGCAGGAGATTGTGCGCCGCTACGATCGCGACGGCGAAGTGTTTCTGCGGTTCTTTGCCGGTGCCGACGGCCAAACCCGCGTCCGCTTCGTCGAGCCGGGGCAAGTCGCTACGCCGAAGGAGCTCGCCGGCGATCCGGCCGCCAGCTTCGGCATTCAAACCGAGCCGGACGACGTGGAGACAACGCTCGCTTATTACATCGACGGCCAGCCGGTCGACGCCGCCGAGGTGCAGCATCGCAAGGCCAACGTCGACGCCAACGTCAAGCGTGGCCTGCCGCTGTTCTATCCTGTGCGAAAGAATCTCCGCCGCGCCGAAAAGCTGCTTCGGAACATGAGCGTCGTGGCCGAAATTCAATCGGCGATCGCGCTGGTGCGAAAGCATCGTGGGGCCACCCGGGCCAGCGTGCAGCAGTTCGCCGCGGCCCAGACCGACGTCAGCGTGACTTCGCAGGCGACCGGGCAGACGACCAACTTTCGCCGCTTTGGGCCCGGCACGATTCTCGATAGCCACGGCGGCATCGAATACGACTTCCCCGCGTCCGGTCTGGACGCCGCCAACTTCGTCGCCGTGTTGCAAGCCGAGCTGCGGGCCATCGCCAGCCGCCTGGTGATGCCGGAGTTCATGCTCACGTCTGACGCCTCGAACGCGAACTACGCCTCGACGATGGTGGCCGAAGGCCCGGCGATTCGCATGTTCGCCCGTTTGCAAGCCGAACTCGTGAGCGACGACGTGCAGGTGATGCGGCGCGTGGTACAGAACGCTGTGCAAGCCGGCCGCTTGCCGCACGAAGCGCTCACGCGTGTGGAGATTCAAGCCTCGCCGCCGACGCTTGCCGTGCGCGACGCGCTCAAGGAGGCACAGGCATTTCGCATCGAGTACCTGTCCGGCATTCTCTCGCCGCAAACCTGGAGCCAGCGCCGCGGGCTCGACTACGACCAGGAACAAACCAACTGGCGCGAAGCCCAATCGCGCGCCGCTGCGCCAGCCAATTCCAACGCCGCGGAGAAACTTTAGCCGCGACAAAAAAAGTGTCTTGAAATCGGGCCAGCACTTTCACTAGTTTCAGAATCATGACGAGCAAACAACACACTCCGGCGAACGAAACCAAACTCACACGCTTGCACGCGGCCTGCCAAGCCGTGCTCGACGACGTGCTGCGGAGCGGTTTTCACGGGGTAGCCAAGATCGAGCTCGTGATCGCCGACGGCACGATCCAACAAATCAGCCGCACGGTGCAGCGCGTCGACAAGATTCGCTAACGACAGGAATCGATAGCAACGTCTGCTGACGGTCAATTTGGCCGGCGGCAATGTAAAGAACATCAACCGGGTATCTCGAAGAGCCCGCCGCACCAGTTGCAGGCGGGTTTCCCAGCGGGCCCATTTGCCGGTGCCAGTCACCGCGCAGGTGGGTCTTTTTTTTGTCCCCACCTGCCAACTTCAAACGTGGAAACCAAACCATGAACGAACAACTGCAAGAGTTCGT